TATGTTTTCAGTATACACGAATGTGTAAATTAAGCAATACAACCTAGAGTAGTGGGACCCCTTTTTGTAAAAAAAGGGGGTCACCTGTTTATTATTAACTAACTTTGGAGTTAATTTGGGACCCCTGGCCCAATCTCTTCTACGTATAAAACGTCATGGGCCAGGGGTAAGAAAGGCTAGTCCAATAGGACCATGTATGCTTTCGCGTTGTTCTTGCGAAACCAATCTAGATGTTCGCGCATAATATCCCAATGTTTAGACGCGCCATATCCTTTAGTTTTGTCGTCGAGTGTTGCCATAACCTCAGCCAAGAAAATACAATCGTGTCTTCTTGCCTCTTCTTTTGTAAGCATAATAGATTCACCTGTAAATCTATTCTTACGTTCTTCTGTTTGTTGTGTCATATATCCTTTCTTGTTATAGGATTATCCTATCAGCTTTGCCGACTTTCGTCAACCTCTATATTCCAATGGGACCAACCATATTGGTTCTGTTCTTTTGTTGGTTGGTGTATTGGTGTTTCAAGGCACTCGGTCCTCGGTGCAATAGCTATAACTTGTTCAATATATGTATTGGCAAAATTATCATAACATTGAGTGCTACAAAAATATGAGTACATAGTTGTTCTACCCCATGCTTTAATTTTACGAGTTCTTAAAACCTTAGAGCCCTTGACACCTCTTATTCTGTCAACTGTATGTTTTTTATGGCACTCAGGTCCATGACACCAATTAAAATCTGTCATGTCTATACTCCTCTATTAAATGTACAATTACGATTGTTAAAAGTGAAACAAAGCTTGCTGTGGCTAATAACATAAACCAAAACATTAGTGCCTCACTTTCCATGTTGTAGTTGCAGTTCTATATCCATGTGCGTCTAGATCATAATAGACGTAGTAGGGTACGTTGTTTTTGGAAACACCATAACGAGATTTTTCGTCATGCTTTCCTTTTCTTGTTATGTGCTTCTTATGTTTAGAAGCCCAATAAGTTATGTAGAATGTTTTAGTCATTTATACCTTTCTGTTATGGGACTATCCTATAGGATAATCCCATAAGTGTCAATAGTTAATTTAAACTATTTTGTTGTTCTTGTAGAAGTTGTTTTGCAATCGCTATTTTTTCCTCTCTAGTTTGTTCAACCTCATCTGTTAATAAATCAGCTAGATTACTCGGACTATAAATTGAAAGAGCCATACTAGAATGTGCATCTAATATACTTTCATTTAAAACTACACCGAGTTTGTCAGCTAATTCTTTTGCTTGGTCAAAGTATTTGTAAGATTTCAAACCAAGTTTTAGTTTTTCCATTTTTTTATTTACATGGGCAAACATCTGTTCATGGGTTTTGACAACATCTTCTTGTGCAACCTTAAAACTTTCAAACCATTTAAAAGTTTCATTGTCGGCAACAAACTTTCTACTATGACAATAAGAAGTTCCGATAACCCAAAGTTTGAAATCATTATCCCACTCATCTTTAGGGTACATTGTAGATTTACTTACATCATTACGACTACCAAAACCCAAAAATTTATTTACTGCACTTTCAGTATTGTAATAAGTAGGATTTCTTTTTTCGTAATTGTCAGCTAATCTAACATTGTAATCTGCGTCAATGTCTTTTGCTCTCATCTCATCACGATACCATGAGGTTAAGAAGTCCTTGTCCATGTCGCCAAACTTGATATGAACATCATCAAAATATTCTTTTGGATTTCCGTCATAATCTTTTTCTATTCTCGGTTTATCAGTTTGAACATAGAAACAATCATCATGGTAGAGATCGCCACCACTTGAGCCATACTTTGAGATCATTGATCTAATTGTATCAACATCTTCTTGTGGTTGATGACTTCTAACAAGAACGTCCATTTTAGTTTTTGCAATAGAACGCATATTGCTATATGTTTCTTTTGCTTGTTGCCATGCTTTCTTAAATTTTGAATTATCTTCAAAATGATTTTGAAATACATCAGCAATCACTTTACGCTTGTCAGCGTTAAGTGTTATTCTTTTTTGTTTTTCCATATTTATATTTCCTTTCATAAAAAGTTTTTTATACTATTGACAAATCATTGTCAAGGGATTATATAGGATATAGTTTATTTAATTACTCATTTAAACTGCGATCAACCACAGGTTGTACGTCACACCGCAAGGGGTTTGCCGTCTTCGTATGATCTGTGCTGATCCCTGGTCCATTAGTTGTTTACACTAATATCTGATCAGACCTAATGGACCTGGGATCAGTCAACGCGCCGCCGCCGCTAGAACACAGACAGTCTGGCGTTGGCTGGTCTAGCTTCCGCCGAGAGGGTGAAAGAGTAAGATCTTAACCTGTACCGGGAGCAAGAAAGGATATTATGAAGAGAATTAGACACAATGATTTAACGCACTATTTTTTACGGGACCATCGCGAGCTCCCGGCCAGCTACCTGCGCAGCTGTGAGAAATTTTTCAAAAGCATTAAGCAGCAAGCCACAAGCGGCAAGCCGCAAGCTTCAAGCTTGACAAGAAAGAATTATAGGATTATAAAGGATATATGAAAACAGAAAAAGCATTATTTATTATAGGTGGCAGCCTGAGCAAGCCCTCAAAGATGCCTGGCTGGTCGATAGGTCTACCTGCCAAAGAGTGCAAGACTGGAGGCAAGCTTCAGAAGGTTCCGGGCTCAGTATGTTACGACTGTTATGCATTAAAAGGTTGTTACGTGTTCAAGGTGGTACAGCAAGCTCAATACAGAAGACTGAAAGCCATCAAAGATCCGCAATGGGTTGAAGCGATGGCGCACCTGATCAACAGCAAGAGGCCGCGAGTCTTCCGCTGGCATGACTCAGGAGACGTACAGGACCCAGAACACCTTCAAAAGATTTACGAAGTATGCAGGTTGACACCCAGCAAGCGGCACTGGATGCCGACCCGGGAAGCATGGATCAAAGATCACCTGCAGGACAAGCCAGACAATTTAGTCATACGATTTAGTGCGCCGATGATAGATCAGCCGGCGCCTGCTTCGTGGCCTAACACTTCGACCGTGGTTACCAGCGGCGCGAGCTGCCCGGCCCCTAAACAAAACAATGAATGCGGCACCTGCAGAAACTGCTGGAATCCTGAAATAAAAAATATATCATATGGGAAGCACTAATGTTTAGACACCCAAAGTATTATAAAGAATTACGCAAGCGTAATAAATCGGATCAGGCCATTAGTTTGAGAGAGTCGGAGACGTCCACTGGAGAACGTGCGCCTGGTCCGGGCCACAAGCTGCAAGCCACAAGCAACAAGCCTCAAGCCCCAAGCGAGTCGAGCATCAAGCCACAAGCCTCAAGCCCCAAGCAGCAAGCCTCAAGCTCCAAGCCACAAGCGTCAAGCTCCAGGATTCTTGAACCACGGTAAAGTTTCACGGTGCCTGAACCGAGGTGCTCTAGCATGATAAATGTGTTGTTGGGATGCTTCACATGGAAGGCTATTTGGTGAGGTGAGAAGCGTACCTTGTTACCCTTTGTGACTTTAAGTTCTACTGTGAAAAAGTGGCCAGAAGTATTATAGGCCAATAGATCAGGAGTGCCAAGTAAGCTATTATTCTCAAGTCTAATCCACGAAATCTGTGGAATAGATTTCTTAATTTTTTCATAAAATTTACGTTCTGGTTTCAAGGTAACTAGGGTGTCTAATTTGGAGTGTTAGGCGCGATAATTATCTTTTCTTTTGTAGGTTTGAATACAACACGAATAGCGCTTTGTCCAATTATATTTGACTCTTGCACCTCAATTCTTTTAATCTCCTCAAGGTGACCTGCAACCTCCATGTATATTCTAGCATTAGAAACACCATTGCCTTTCTTACCATTAGTGAACTGGTCCAGATACTCTTGCAAGTGCTTCACGAACATCTCTTAATTCCTTTCTTAACTCTCCATTTAATTTTTTATGTTTATCGTTTATCTCCTCAAGATCTCTAACTCTTAATTTTAATCTTTCTATTTGAAGCTCTAGATCATGTTCTCCTCTGTCCTCTTTATATACTTTCATGCTTGACACTATAGGATAGTTACCTTAAAAAGTCAATATGGGAGTTCCAAAAAGATTAACAGAAATGCAACAACGCTTCGCCGAGTTTTTAGTATTTGGTGGCCCAGATGGACCCATGACTAAAACAGAGGCGGCACTCGCTGCTGGGTATAGTGCCAAACGAGCAAGACAAGAAGGGTCAGAATTAACCAACCCAAAACACTCGCCATTGGTTGTAAAATACATAGGTCAATTGAGAGAAGAAAGACTACGTAAACATGAAGTCACTTACGAAGGACACATTGCAGAGCTAGCTAGACTACGTGAGGCCGCTTTGAAGAAAGGTTCTTTCTCTTCTGCTGTAAACGCTGAAGCAAATCGTGGAAAGGCAGCAGGATTATACATAGACAGAAAAATAATAAAAACTGGTAAATTAGAAGATATGTCAGAACAAGAATTAGAAGCAAAGATGAAACAAATCTTAGACGACTACTCACAGATAATTGATGTGACTCCATCTAAAGTTTCTGAATCTTCCTTACCCAAGCCCGAGGAATCATCGTCCGATCTCCAAAAGTAATTCCATCATCATCTTTATCATAAGATGCAAAAATTTTTATCGATATTTTATCTTTAGAATACAACCAACCCTCGTTGACTGGATATGATAACTTCATCTTGTCAAACTCTCTTTCGTTAGCCCAGCCAGAGTCACTAACGCAGTCGACCCACTCCACTCTGACTTTTTGAAAAGGTATATCAGGAGTTTTTTCTGTGATGATAGCTTTACGTCTTTTTCTAGGCATATTTCTTTTTACACTTGCGACCTTTACATGGCAATTTATATTTTTTCCATGCGCTAACAAATTTTATCCGACAGGTGTCGCAAAAACTTATAAATTGATCTATTAACGTTGACACACAACAATAATAACACAAAAAAAATGCCGACCTTTGGTGTCGGGAGGTGTCGCAACCCTTATTTTTTGACCCTGTTTTGCGACCCCAGGTGTCGGCACATTGTGGCAAAATTATGTTTTTTGTATACATATGACGCAGTTTTTTTAGAATCATTCTAATCTAGGTGTCGCTTTGCGACACCTTGCGACCCCTTGCGACCCCATTGCCGACACTTATAATATCCTTCTTACTGCCTTAATCTTGCCACATTCAAGATCTGACAGATATCTTTTCAACTCTTTGTCCTGCACATTCTCTGGCACCTGATTCTTGTAGAATATTCTATAGCTATCACTGCCGTACTTGCCGATACCAAATAACTCTGTTGCGTCTCTGCCGTCCCACTCGAGATAGTCCTCTGTCATTCTCCATATTCTATTTGCTCTGACGTTCTTCATACCAAGATCTTTCAGCATCTCTGCTATTGTCTCCTTGTTTGATTTTAGCAACTCAAATTCGTCTGGAAATTTTTTAAAAAATTCTGGTAATACTTTCTTGACCTTCTTGCGTCCTGTTTGATTTAAACAGATCACACCCACCATGTGCTGCCACACATTCTTAACTTGCTGTTGTACCATTAGATCGTCTCTCATTCTTTCTAACTCCTTTCTGTCTTAGATCTTTTTCAATACATTTGATTGCTTGTTTTCTACATCTATTACCTTCTACCTTTGATATATTGTCATCTAACCAATAAGAATGATTATCTAATATGATATTCATCCTGTTTCTCTCTGCCTTGTTCTTTAGTGATTGTTTGTAGCTGGCGTCTAATTCTTTCTGTTCTTTCTCAAATTTATTCATTGGTAAAATCCTCTGCTTTCATGGGTGTTGTACGTTCCTTCTCATCAAAAATTAGGTCATGATAGTTGTCCAATCTTTTCAAAAACTCATGTTTATAGCGCCTTAATTCAGGTCCTTCGACTTTGAATTCCTGATAATATAGGTCAGGCGTGCATACCATGATAACTCCCTGCTCGATCTTTGACTCGTGAACGTAGTCATGTGCCATGGCGTATGCTGCGATCTGCAGATAATAATCTTCGATCCATTCTTTCTTTTTCGGACGATTGGCCTGCTTGAAGTCAACAACAGTCTCACGACCATTATGTAGACAGACAAGGTCTGTAGAGCCTGCGTATAGGCCCGGATAGTATAACGTAACTTCCGACCCAAAGTATTCTTCAACAGGTGCGAGACCGATCTCAATAACTTTACCGGCCATGGCTTTCGCCTCCTGTCCGAGTGCTGTAAGATCATCGTAGCCCACTCCCGTGATATGGTGTTCCAGGAATTTG